AGGTGATATACATGCAAGAATAACCACGTTCGGCCAGTTGAACTTGAAAGTCGGACTGACTCATCAGACGGATGATCTGTTTGGTCGAACGAGCAGCAACCAGAATCTTGTTCACACTGTTCTCCTCAATACTCTCAATCAGATTCTGAGAGTCGGAGAGTTGAAATTCGTGAGTGGGAAGATTCTTCACCACAACTTTAGGAGGCAGGATGTAACCTTCCTCAACCAGTTTAGGTGCAGGAACGTTTGCAATCACCTGACCATAAACATAACCATCATTCATCCCTGGTTTAGAAATGGTTGTGGAATGTTTAGGAGTTGCAGTGAAGAAAAACACACGACCAGCTTCATGACTGAAGAACTCGGTCGCAGGGAAGAATTGACGGGACACACTGTTGTGGGCCTCATCAAAGTAGATTGTGTCAACATCGATGTCAGCTTCCTGAATACGATGTAGAGAATGATAGGTGGTGAAGATCAGAACATTCTCACCAAATGCACGGGCAGTGTTGTTGAAAACGTGAATCTTCTCGGGGTTAGTGGTACTATAGTGTTCAGTCTCACCACTGTGGACATGCATCACATGCACATAGTTGTCGATAGGATCAATCAACTCAAGAAACTCTTTGCAGAGTTGTTCTGCAAGAAGAATACGGGGAGCAACAACAACAGTGGTCCAACCGTTGTCAATATATTTCTGATTCTCGATCACATCATGGATCATGCAGATAGTTTTACCACCACCTGTAGGAACAATAACCTGACCTTTGTCATGAACGATCATGGCATCAGCAACGTCCTGTTGGTGGGGTCGCAGAGTGTAGGTCAAGTCACCTCCGTGTCAACATGGCCAATATACAAAAAAACGACCCTCTAGGCGAGGGCCGTGGACAGTTCTCAGACTGTCAGTTGGAGACGGTAATCTTTAAGTTTTTGTTGGATCTCAGAATAACTCACATTTAGATGTCCTTCTTGATTGTTTTGATCACGGATACTCATGAGTTCCAATGCAGTAATTAGTGCATCGACTTCTTGCAGTGAAAGATTCATCGTTTTACGACTTTGAAGGACAGATTGAGAGTTTGGCGGGTGCCTGATCCTTGAGGAATTGTACCATGGACCAACCAATTTGGAAACAGAAGCATCATTCCTGGTTGAGGTTTGGTGTATTCTACACCATTACATTCTTCCCTCCACACATGATAGAAGTAGCCATCATCAGATTCATCAGTCTCATTTGCAGAGAGATAAATCGTGGTGCTCAATACATCAACAGGAACATCCCGAGAGTGAGTGTGTGGAATGTGATAACTTCCCTTCTTACCAATAGCAGTCCATGCAATAGAAAACTCTAAATCAAATTTGAAGTCAAGGATTTCATTCTTCTCAATGATGTCTCTGACTTGAGCTTTGATAAAATTAACGTCATCTTCTTCGATAACACTATCAAGAATATATTGTTTGAAGTTACCGCGACATGTGGTATTTTCTTTCGATATATCTTTTAGGTCCTTATCTTTGATGGCCTTATTGATTCTTTTCTTCATTCCATCGGTGATTGATGGATGCAGAAATCTTTCTACAATCCAATCTTCATCTCTAGGAATGAAGGTTTCTTCTTCACCCCTAAATTTCTTAATAAATGCAGCCATTTCTTCGGCATTCATCTCTTCAGTCATGCCGACACTTTGAAGTTCACTCATGGGTCAATTCTAAAATGGTAATTGTTGGGATGTTTAGATGTATCTATATGATAACCAATACTAACACGATCTGAATCGGATCGGTTTATATCTACATAATGAATTAAATGTGATCCGAAGAACACACCCTTATCAGAACGTGGAGGGATGTTGATGGCATTATGTTCTGCACATCCGTGGAAATGAGTAGATAAACATGAATTTCTCATGGGATTCATGATCCACAAATCCCCAGATTCATGTTGATCTCCACTCAACCAAAATACACCACTCCATTGATCACCACTGTGATGATGCATATAGTTTCCAGCACCAGGTGGATTGATGTTGATAAAAAGCTTAGTTACCGCAGCATATATCGGAGTTTGTAGATTATATACTTTGATGTACTCAGCAAATCTCAACAGCAAAAGATACTTCAGAGGTTTGAAGTCTTCTACCTCTAAACAGTTCTTTTGCCACCCACCCTGATTACTACTTCCATCAGAATCTGGATCGAGTTCCTGTAACTTATAACAAGAACTCAGTAGTTTGTCAGAGAAACCAGCACCTTCAAATAATCCTATGTGTTCACTAAACGAATGATATAACAAGGTTTATCAGTCAGGTTTGGTAGGCCAGGGGATAGTTCCACCTAAGATTTGTGCGTCAGTGACATTATCTGGAAGATCTCTGAGTGCCTGTCTGTAGGTTGTCCACTCAGTTCTCTTTGCATCAGTGATTGGATAGTCAGCAAGGACGTAACGATCACTCATAGTAAGAAGATTTTGTCTTTTAGACAACATTGCATCACGACGATCTTCAGTCAGTTCTGTGTCGTTCTTCAGTCGAACACTCTCACTTGTGTTGTCCCAGACATAATCAGTTTCGTTGGTAAGATTTTCAAAATCTTGTTTGGTGATTCTATAAACTGTGTATTCACCAGCATCAGGGTCACCATCAAGATTTGGCTCATAACTGAGAACACTCATGGGTTCACCATTTCTGATGATTACATGAAAATCATCAATTTCAAACCCTTCGTCGTTAAACTGTGGCATGATACTCCTGTAAATTACTTGGACCAAACGGCTGCCCAGTTGTTACTGGGCGTAGATCTTTGTTCTTGAAGACGACAGAATACGTTCACCCTATTATTGGCATTCTCTACGTTATAACGACAATAAATGTTATCATTACCGTCTACACCACCAGAGAAAAATCCTTCCCTTCTACTTGGGATAAACATCTTGAGATTAGCGATGTTATATCCCGATGGAGGATTCACATTGGTGTTGTTACCGCTATTTGTTCCGTAACTGGCACGAAAGTTAGTATCATATCTGGCCAACTGTGCAGAAGTTGTGTTCTGCCCATTGGCTCTACGATAGTTGTCTGCCTGAACTTGGCTCATTGTGAATCAACATTGATGTTGCCTGGATTTATTTATACTATTTTCTCCAAATAGCCATCCAGTTGTTGCTAGGAGTAGATCTTTGTTCTTGGAGACGACAATATACATTCACCCTATTATTACCATTCTCCACATTATAGCGGCAATAAATGTTATCGTTTCCATCCACACCACCAGAGAAGAATCCTTGTCTTCTACTAGGAATGAAACCACCAAGATTGCCAATATTGTATCCCGATGGAGGATTTACATTACTATTATTGCCATTATTTGTACCATATGTGGCACGAAAATTAGTATCGTAACGTGCTAACTGGGAAGAAGTTGTGTTCTGACCATTAGCTCTACGATAATTATCGGCCTTTAGTGTACTCATTGTGCATCAACAATTACGCTGCATATATTTATATTAAAAAGAGGGGTAGACCCCCTCAATATCACCAGAGTTCGTCTTCGTCGTCAATAGTTACGATGTGAACACTTTCTCCAGAGCCAATGTCGAGCATTTTTTCCCAGTTGAAATCAGATGGATGACTATCATCCAAGATCTCAAGGTCAAGAACAACACGATACCGACGCTTTTGCATGAGTTGGTTCATTGGTCTGAAGGTGAATACCTGACTAGTATATGTAGGTCAGTTTTCCTTGTCAAGGGCCTTCTGAGCAACGTGTTCAGTGACAAGGTTCATGAACTTGTCTTGAATCTGAGAGTTGATGTCGTCTCCCATCACTAGACTCTGTGCTTCAACATATTCAACAAAATGGAACACATCATCAATAATCTCCATTGATTTTGTATCTTCAACATCATTAAACTCATTGTATTTGTCGGTCAAATACTCTTTGATCTTGTCAAAGTCAGTCATACTTCATCATCAGGGTATCGTTGTGACCACATGGTCAG